ACCGTCACCAGCATCATCGTAAGTTGCTGTAAGACCAGTGTGTGAACCGTTGGTTGCAAACTGAGTACCAACTGTATCTTGTATATTCTCGTAAGGTACTCTAATTTCTAAATCGCCATTCGCATCATCATAAGTCAATGCGACATTGACACCTGCAGATAATAAACCGTTTACTCTATCGTCAACTCTTTCGTTTGTGAAGAATAGATTTCCGTTTTCTGCAAAATCACCAGTGTCTAAATTTAATGTCCCACCCAATGATAGTGCATTAGAATTTATTGTTACACTTGAATTGGATAGTTTATTATTATCAACAGAACCCGCCAACATGGCATTAGTAATACCACCCGCTTTGACTCTTAGTGTGTCTGAATCTGTTTCAATTGAACTATCGTCTACTTGGACAGCAAGTGATACATCACCACTTGTACCGCCACCTGTAAGACCATCACCAGCAGTAACACCTGTAATATCACCAACTTGTCCGTTAAGTGTAAGTGTTCCAGCACTGTCATCATATGTAGATGTAAGTCCTGTTCCAGCAACAATTAAAGAATTAACTCTGTCGTCAACTCTTTCATTTGTAAAGTAAAGGTTTGACCCTTCTGATAAGTCACCCGTATCGAATGCAGACATATTAACTGCGATATCATCTGCGTTTACAGTGATACCTGTACCAGCACCGATGTTTAATGTTGCATCACCCGAACTTGCAGTACCAGTTAAACCAGCACCAGCATTAACTCCAGTGATATCACCTTGTTGTCCGTTAATTGTTAGTGTATTAGCAGCATCGTCATATGTCAATGACACACCTGTTCCTGCTGTTAGTAACGAAGCGACTCTATCGTCAATTGTTTCAGTACCAATAGCAGCACCAGTAATTTGACCACTTGAGTCAATTACCTCAACACCATTGACGTTTAACCCATTCTTAATATTAAAATTCTTTTCACCAGCCATTAGATAGTTCCTCCGTCAATCTGAACATTATTCAGTGTCTTAGATGTCGATGCATCCGACATGTGTGTGTCTACTAAAGAGTTTGCGTAGTACTTAGCGGAACCTTCGGAAAGATTATCAGTTGTTAAATCTGAAATTGCAGCTGCAACGATTTTTCCTGATGAATTAATTACTTCGGTGGTTCCAACACTGACTCCGTACTCTACTACAAATTTATTTTGTGTTGCCATTTTTGCGTGTGTCCTGTACGTTAAATGTGATTTCTTACTACTGTATTTAGAACATTGGAGTGTTCATAACAGGGGGAATCGGGTTAAACTTTTAAAATATTTCTACTAAATTTAAATACTGTTGAAGTCGCTGAAGCGGGGGTGACTCTAAGTCTAACACTACCCGATGAAGTGTCAACAGAAAGTGTGAAAAGGGAACTTCCTGTTGTTATATCACCATACTGTGAGAAGTAAGCATTGGTTCCATCATGGATTACCATCACTTCTGTAGCATGATAATTACTACCACTAGATGCTTGTACATGGTACTTACCACTTCTATATGCTAGTAGTGAAAACGTATCTAATGTAGCTTCAGTTGTTGAAGTTGTAGTGACTGAATCATTAGCATCTACTCTTAGATTGCCTAAACTCAGTGGCCCAACTGCTGTCAGCTGACCTGTCGCCTCTATATCACCAGCTTTAAAATCTGCAAATGCAAATCCTGAACCAGTAGCGTCAACAGTATTGCCTGGTTCTAATTCTAATCCGTCAAACAACTTCCATGTTGAGTCGGAAGCATCTCTGAATAAACCAGTATATTCAGTTGCGCCATCTGACAATCCATCATCATAGTTTCCATAGAGACCAATATCGATTAAGTCACTTGAAGTGTTTCCACTTGCAAGTTCAAACATAGAATCTGTAACAGAAACTGTTGTTGAATCAATTGTAAAACTAGTACCCGAAACAGTTAGATTGCCAGTGACTGTTAAGTCACCATCTACTGTCGAGTTATCTTGGGATGCTATCCCTAGGTCTGTGTAGAACTTTGATTTCGTTGCCATGATACTATTTATACATTATGAGAGTTAAAAAAAGGGGACTGAAAAGTCCCCTAAAAATAGTTTTTTTAATAATTAAGCGTCTACCGTTGTCCTATCAAATTTGATAACTGTAGATGAACCACTTGCTGGAGTTACTTTTAATCTTACATCTGAACCACTAATGTCAGCATCAAACGATGCAAGGTTAGATGATTTCAATGTTCCATATTGAGTTAGAGTCACTGCTGAACCGTCATGTACTACGACAATTTCAGTAGAGTGAAACTCTGACCCTTGGGACATAGCAACAACATATCTTGCAGCTCTATACGTTGCGTGAGCAAATGTATCGAGTGCAACCTCTGTTACTGCAGTAGTGGTAGAACCACCCTGTGTATGTCCATTAGAACGAATATCCTTTGTAGTAGTAATAACATCATTACTGACATCAAACTGTATACCACGGATTAACTCGGCAAGTTCGAAACCTCTTGTTTTAGCCATTTCTTATGCCTCCCTATTGCATTCTAATTTGGAACGTTTTGAATGTAGTATTCGTATTAGCAGGTGTTACCAGCAATCTCATGTTGTTACTATTCATATCACTAGAAAGTGTGAATAGAGATGAACCTGAGTATGCATCACCATACTGAACGAAGTATACATTCGTACCGTCATTGATTAAAAGAACCTCAGCAGCGTGAGTACCACCAGTAGCATGTGTTGCAACAATTACATGTTTAATTGCAATTACTGCTTTTGCGTTAGAAGTCAATACTTGGTCAGCAGTCGTTGCTGTTAAAGCAACTGTCGTGAAGAAACCTTGTACAAGGTTTGATATTGAAGTCTGTGCAACTACTTGTAATACATCTCCCGCCACAGCGTTCGCCTGTAATGTGATAACTGAAGTACTAGTTGTAGCATAGTCATCACCACTCACTAATTTAACACCATTCAGATAGACTTGTTCTAGTCCAACAGTGTAAGCAAGTGTTACACCATTATCATCTGAACCTGAAATTACGGTTGTGTTACCAGTTATATCATATTTGAAAGTTACAACACCAGTGCTTGGTGCATTTACGAAACCTAAAGTTCCACTTCCATTTGTTGATAATAACTGACCACTTGTACCGTCTGCAGTTGGGAATGTTAAAGCATCATTGATAGTAAGAGAAGTCGGGTTAGACCCAACTTCTACAACAGCAGCAGAACCATCATTCTTCTCAGTGTAAAACCTACCGTGGTAAGTGTTTACCGCTAATTCACCAAGTGCAAGGTCACTTACGCCTGGTAATGCGTTCTGAGTAGAACTTCTTTTAAATTGGATTACTGTTGCCATTTTCTTCTCCTATTGAATCGGTTAATTTGGATTATTAATTAAAATGTTCCGCCGTCAATAGCAGTAACTGTTACCGCACCACTTGATACTGTAAAGTTACTTGAAGCAAAAGAAGCAATACCTTTTACTGAAGCTGTTGCATCTTTAATAGATACAGCACCACTTGAAACATCAAAGATAGCAGAAGCAAAGCTTGCGATACCTTTATTAGATGTTGTAGCATCTTCAGCAGCGATTGTTATTGCACCGTCAGCATTAGTTACATCGATACCTTCACCAGCAGTTAGAGTTGCAAGTTCCATGTCTCCATTAGAACCATTACCAACCAATAACTCACCAGCAGCAGGAGCCGCACCGTCTACAGAAGTGATTGAACCACTTAATGCAAGACCAGCACCTGAAAGGTTACCACCTGTTGAAAGACTACCAACTGTTAATGCACCAAATTCTGCATCACCAACACTTCCTGAGAAGACTGAAGATGTATCTGTTGCATCTTGGATGAACTTAAACTTACCGTCTGAATCGTCCATACCAAAGAAACCAATCTTAGCAGCTGAACCATTGTGCCAGTTAAATTTAATACCTCTGTCTAAGTTATCGTCTGAAGTTCCTTCACCGATTTCAAATACAGGGTCATCAATTTCTACTGTTGTAGAGTTAACTGTTGTTGTAGTACCGTTTACTGTCAAGTTGCCTGAAACTGTTAGGTTACCTGAAGCAGCGATGTTTGTAGATGTGATGTCATCCGATGTAAGTGTTCCATCAACGTCTACGTTGTTGAAAGTTACGTTAGATGTTGTTGCAACTGCCTGACCAATAGCGAAAGTCGCTGCTTGACCTGAAACAGAAGTTGTTACACCAGTTCCACCAGTAAATGTGATTGACTGAGAGTCTAAGTCGACTGAACCACTTCCACTGTCACCAGCAAGGTCTAAGTCCTGTGCTGTGATGTTTGAATCTACATATGCTTTAACAGATTGCTGAGAAGGAACTTTGACTGCTGAATCAGATGACATGTCATCTTCGTCAACTAAGAAGTTAATCTTATCTACTGTTACATTAGCGTTTAGAATCTTAGCAGTTGTAACTTTATCGTTTCCGATTGTTACTGCACCACTAGATGCCATAGTTGCATCACCACTCATTGATACGTTATCGAATGAATTACTTCCATCATGAACAAGCATTTGTCCGCCTGTTGGAGATGAAATATCTGAATCCGTTGCACCTGCTAGTGTTGATGTTGTTGATAAGAATGATAAGTTTCCACTACCATCTGTACCAATTACTTGGTTTGCAGAACCGTCTGCTGTAGGTAGAGTAAAGGTTGTCGAAGCACCCAATGTGTCAGCAGCTTTTAATGCAACGAAGTTCGTTCCATTATCACTGTCTTCCATTAACTGAACACTTGCACCAGCAGTTGCACCATTACCAACTTTAAAGTTAGCAGGCGTTGCAGCTGAACCACCTAGTATATCCGTATAATATTTACCACCAATTGCTTGAATAAGTGGAGTAGAGTTATCTGAGTCTACTGATTCGATATATAGTTTCGCACCAGCACCTGAATTCGCTCTATCTTGTACATATGCCAACTCACCTACTGATAAATCACTCGTAGATGGAGCCGCAACACCTGTACTTCTTTTAATTTGAATTACTGTTGCCATTTTTTTCTCCTGAAAAAATTAGTTATTTTTTAATAAAATTATGTTAATTCTAGTTGTCTAGAATATGAATCATTATGTAGTCTGTCCACTCACTATGTGGGTCGCTGTCTCACTGTCGACAACCTTGATTTGTCTTTTATTTAGACAATTAGAATGTTCCACCATCGAGGATGGTAGTTGTAGTCCACTTGTCTGAAGCTGCATCATATGATAACAATCCGTTATCAGTTTCTGTTGCATCTACGTCTGCAAGTTCATTGATAGATTTTGCAGTGATGTCTGAACCACCTGCTACAGAAGCTGCGTTACCTACTGCGACTTGTTTCGCACGTAAGTTACTTCCACCTTGTACTCTGCCACCTATTGTTGCGACTCTGCTTAATGTTCCTTTAATATTGCTCATCTTGTAACTCCCGGCGTAATTATAGCTTGTCCCTCAACAACACGTGTCTTGAGACCACTACCATCAGTTGTGACCAAGTCATAAACATACCTGCCTGGACTCATAGCTGCTGTTACAGCGTCGGTGAGTGACATAGTGACCTGTCCTGAGGCCTCTGTTACAGTACAAGTAAATGTTGCTGCTACTGTACTAGATTCATAAGTTTTTCGAATTTGTCCTGTTGCAGTATACCCTGACATATTCAAAACTGCACCGTTAACATCTGTAACGTCAACAGTAATCTGAAAGTCAGCGCCTTGGTCTATGAATATATTTGCAATTATGGCCATTTAACTATTTATACCTTTTTATGTTTTACTAAACTGTGCAGTTGGAACAGATTGGTGAATCTTCTCTACAGTGCCACTATCATTGACATACACTTTATCTAGTTTCTTTATTTGGTTTCCATCATTTACATATATCCCTTTAACTTTAGCGATCGGCCCAATACTTCTAGTTGTACTATAATCTTGTTGGTATATGTAAGGTTGCTGTACTTGGTATGCAACTTGATATGTAACTTGGTATGTAGTGGGTTGTCTAGCATTAGCAATATAAGGTTGTTGTGCATTCGCAATATACGGATAAGGTTGTTGTGTTATCCTAATAACAGGGGTGTTATATGCCCTCTGTAAAATGTAAGGTGTCTGTGCATTAGCAATGTAAGGTGTCTGTGCATTTACAGGATTCCTATATGTAAATGGACTCCTATTCTGATACGTAAACGGTGTTTGTGCATTAGCAACTGCAGTACTAGGTTGTCTATGTTGATAGGTGAACGGTGTCTGTGCATCAGCAGTAAATGGATACGTTTGTATCGCTGGTTGTTGATGATTATAATTCCTATCTGATATTACAGGGTATGTAGTAGGTTGTCTAGCATTAGCAATATAAGGTTGTCTAGCTTCTCTAGTATATGTAAACGGGGTTTGTCCTTGTCGTGCATATGTGAATGGATGTCTATAAGACACCTGTGTTTGTGCAACACCTTGTCTAGAATACGTTGTCGGGTGTTGATATGCAACTTGATATATAGCAGGTTGTCTATGTTGATAAGTAGACGGTTGCTGTGAAGTAGTCGGACTCTGAAGCTGATACGTAGAAGGTTGTTGGTTTATATACGGAGCATTTTGTTGTATAGATACCTGTATTTCTTTTTGTGCAGTTCTAGAATATGTAAATGGACTCTGATAAGTCGTCTGTGCTTGAGCATTTGTAGTATATGGGTAAGTACCGATAACAGGTGTCCTATAACTAGCAGGGTGTTGATACGTAACCTGATAATCTTGCTGTCCGATAGCAGGATATGAATACGTAGCTGGTTGTTGTGCTATAGCAGGTACAGGTCTTTGCCCTTCAGTTTCCACATTCAACGTTTGTTGGAATGTGAAAGGGTTATTTTGTTGTGTAAATCCTATAGCCATCTTAATAGAACCTCAATCGTTTAGGGGCATTCAATACTGTGTAACCTTGAACAGATGATGGTAGTCCTCCACCAACAATCCAATTCACCCCTTGAATATCATATATTCCTTGAGTTGGGCCTTGGACATTGACTGCTTGCATATATATTACTGGTATTCCACCGATATGATTCCATGTATTGGAGCTATAACTCCAGTAAGCATATTCTATCCTATTCCACTGACCAGTAGCATTTAATCTCATAGGTTGACTTGGTTTTAATTGTATATGATTATTCACAGATGGGTCATGTGAGTACAATCCAGTCCAAGGCATTGTTCCACCCATTCTTTGAGTTGTCTTCCAAGTTGGTGATACGCCTGGTGTCGCTTGACCCGCTAGCGCCTGAGCGGGTACGCCAACGGTCGGCGGTAAGTAAGCACCTGTTGCGCCATTTTGAGGGGAACCACTGTTAGTATTACCATCAACACCTGCTGGAGCATAGTATGTCCCAAGTGGGGCACCCATAGCGGCATATAGGTCTGTTCCGACTAGTCCCCCATACGAATAACTTTGGAAATTTCCTGTACCATGGAAATATTCTCCAATTATAGGGTCGGGATAATTATATGAGACTGCTAATTGGTTTTGTCCTGAAGCAGGAACCTGATTTGGTTGTTGATATATGTAAGGTTGTTGTAATTGGGTTTGATAACTTGCTTGGTAATTACCAGTCGCTGTATATATCACTGGTCTTTGAGCAATTGCTTGTGTAGTGAACTGATATGATGCTGGTTGTCTAAACCCATAATTAGCTTGCACCTGAGCAATATAAGGTGATTGAGCTTGCACACTCGCCTGGGCGTTTGCTTGATATGTGTATTCTTGTATTGCTGGTTGTTGTGCAATAACTTGATATGTAGCATTCACCGCTGTTTGTCTACTTGCAATTGAAGGATTAGCATTATCAATCGTAGTTTGTCTATTTGCAATTACAGGATGTCTGTAAGACGCTGGTTGTTGAGCAGTGTTTTGTCTATTTGCAATGTACGGATATGTATAAGGTTGTTGTGTTTGTGCTACATATTGTCCATTAGCAATGTACGGATACGGTTGCTGGGCATTAGCAGTATACTGATACGTTGTTTGATTGGTATACGTAAACGGTATCTGTTTATTAACTTGGTTTTGATAAGGTTGTTGTGCAATAACAGGATTCTGATACGGAATATTACCCTGTAGGTTATAGATACTAGGTTGCCTTGCATTAGCAATATAAGGTGTTTGAATCTGATTTTGATACGTACTCGGTTGTCTAGCGCTAGCGATATATGGTTGTTGACCATTCACTGGATTTCTATACGTACTAGGTTGTTGATTTACATAAGTAGAGGGTTGTCTACCTTGTCCAACATATGTAGCAGGAACTTGATGATTATATGGTGCTGGCGTTCGACCCTGTCTAGCATAGGTGAATGGACTTCTATTAGAATATGTAAAGGGTACTTGTTGATTGGCAGGCTGACGAGCTATACGTTGTCTTATGATTGGTGCTGTACCAGTTGCAATAGCTTGTCCTTGATACGGTTGTTGTATCGTAGAGCCAATGTTTATATAAATTTCATCTGCCATATCATATCACAAACCATAGATGACCACTACTAGTACTTCCGACTGCTGTAGGTGCGCTACTTGTTATTTCATAATCTAATGCCAAATCTATTCTCCCATCGGTAGTGGTATTGTCACCACCATCAGCGTTATCGTTATATGATAATTTAATACCATTATTATATGTAGGTGTTCCGTTTGAGACCTTTAATGTGTCTGCAACTCTATTGTCTGTGAAATATACAAAGTCGCTGGTCTCTTGTACAGAACTTGTAGTTGTACTTTGGTCGCCTGGCACCCAAGAAGAACCACTCCACACTAGTACCTGACCATTGCCTGCACCAGCAGAAACATTACTTAGGTCTTCTATACTAGCAGCACCAATTCTTCCGTCTGCTCTGGCATCTGCTCTTGCGTTTGTAAAGTACAGATTGGTTTCTTCTGTTATCCCTGAAGTTTTAAGTGTAATATTTGCACTACCATCGAATGATTGACCTGAAATACTTCTTGCAGTAGCAAGTGTAGTTGCTGTGGCTGCATTACCGCTTGTATCTTGATTACCTGTAGTGTTTACGCCAGGAAGGTTAATAGCTTGTGTACCATCGAATGACACTCCACCAATATTTCTTGCAGTTTCCAATGCTGTAGCAGTAGCTGCGTTACCAGTAGTGTCTTGATTACCTTGAGCGTTTACGCCAGGCAAATTGATATTTGCACTACCATCAAAAGATACACCACCAAGAGTTCTTGCAGTTGCTAAAGTTGTCGCTGTTGAAGCGTTTCCGTTCAATTCACCATAGAAATTTGTTGAGTAGACTTTCGCCCACTTCTTAGTATCTGAACCTAAATCATATGTATTATTATCATCTGGCATGATATCTGAATCAACATCAGCACCAAAAACAATATTGTCTGTGTCTGCATCACCTAGTGTTATGTCACCGTTTGCAGTAATACTTCCAGTAGCAGTAATGTTACCACCAACATTTAAATTCTTTGCGATTGCAACACCACCATCAACAATCAAAGCACCACTTGACAAAGATGAAGATTGTGTAGTGTTGTTTAAATTTGTTACACCAGTTACGTCTAGTATGTTTGATAATGTTGTAGCACCTGTAACACCAAGTGTACCGCTCAAGGATGCATTACTTAAAGATGTATCTCCTGTAACTCCTAGAGTTCCACCTACAGTTGTGTTTCCTGTAACTCCTAGAGTTCCACCTACAGTTGTGTTTCCTGTAACACCCAATGTACTTGATAATGTTGCAGCGCCTGTAACTCCTAATGTACTTGATAATGTTGTAGCGCCTGTAACTCCTAAAGTTCCGCCTATTAATGCGTTAGTAGAGATGTTTGCACTACCGTTAAGGTCTAAATCACCATCGATTGTAGTACCGTCTAGTGTTGTAGCACCATCAACATCCAGCGTTCCTGTCATTGATGTATTACCAGCAACACTTAAATCTGCTCGTAATGTTGTGTTATTAAGAACGTCTAGTGTCGAATCGATATCTGTAGCACCATCAATGTTAACACTTCCACTTAATACTGAGTTACCATCTACTTGTAGATTTGCAGCAAAGTCGGCATTCCCACCGACAAATAATTTCTTTTTGATTCCAACACCACCATCAACAATCAAAGCACCTGTTGAAATACTTGAAGATTCTGTCGTGTTGTTTAAATTTGTTATACCAGTTACATCTAATGAACTAGATAATGTTGAAGCACCTTGAACACCAAATGTGCCTCCAACTGTTGTATTACCTGTGACACCAAGTGTACCACCAAACGTACCAGCATCGCCGACACTCAAGTCTCCAGTAAGTGTTGCATCAATACCAGCGTAATCACCACCAGTAATTGTAGCACCACTACCATCTGTAAGTGTTGGAGATGTTAATGTACCTCCAGTATGGACGGTTACATCACCATTGATTTTTGTCTTACCTTCTAACTGAATTTTGATATCAGAACTTTCACGAGAGGTTACCCTAGGGTCAACCTCACCGTTAATGATAACACCTTTTGAGTTATTATTATAGATATCACCTGTAGCAGTGGTAGACCAAAAACCTGTTGTTGAACCAGCGGCATCTGTTCCTAAGTATGAACCTGTGAATGAGAAAACGGTTACTTCATCGCCGACTGAAGCAGCAGACTGTAACTGGATTGAATTGTAAGTAGTTGCGTTAAGTATACCAAATCCACCGATAGAATATTCACTAGAAAAGTTCTTTTGTATACCATTGACATACACTTGAACTCTATTAGCTTTAAATTCTAACTCGTGATTTGCAACATCATTACCACTAAACGTGGTTTGACCTGCTGTTGCAACGAAGCGATATTCTTGGAAAAAGAATGCTTTATCTTCAATACTATTAACTGCATCGACAAGAGTTTCTTGACTCTCTGTTCTCAGACCACTTGTGTCTCCCATATCCGAAGATACTTCATTGAAGACTTGTCTGAATGTTTCTATAGTACTGTATTGGTCTACTTGTTTAGCCATGAATTTTATCTACCAGTTGTGTTAATAATGTTTTAATATCTGAAACATCTTTCTTTAAATTATTTATCTCTTCTACTTGTCTTTTGAAGCTTTCTTTCCTAAGTTTTTGCGCCCTATAAGCATTAATATCAGTATTCACCACAGCAGTAGATTCTGAATCTCTTGCTAATGATGAATGACCATCTACTTTCCAATATTCAGACATTATGCAAGTCCTAAACATCTAAGAGCAGATACCATAGGAATTACTGAAGTGTTTGTTGCTTTACCTACAATCTTAACTGAGAAAGCACTAAACTCTGGCAAGTCTTCGACTGACCATTCGTTTTCTTTAAAGTTTCTAGCATCCGACTCTACTGCAGTGTCTGGCGAACCATCACCATTAAAGTATGACCACCCTAAATCATCAAACGGTGTTGAGTCATCATTCTTCAGCACTTTATATAGTACTTCAACACCTGTAGTTTCGGGTTTAAATACATCTGCAACAACTCTTAGAGATGTAGCAGGAGTTTTTAGATTGACTTTTCTAGTGATATAAACCATTGCATTGTTATCACCATCGGGGTCTGTTGACGGGATATAATTAGTAACAGGACTTCCTGGCTCTCCAGGCACGTCTGCAGAAGTATCAATGTTGTTAATTCTATTCAATATCGCAATAGCACCAACTGTACCCACGTCTATGACTGGTGATATATTAGGTGTTGCTGATTGTAGTTGCAACGTACACGTAAAGGATTTCGTACTTGCCATTTCATTTTGTTCATTGATTGGCGATGCAACAACACTTGATGTTCCAAAGTATGCGTTGTCATTTAGTGTAATGAAATCTTGTGTTGAGTTCTTATCATATGCGTTCCCACCTTGGTTATAACCTTCAGGCGAATCCATAGGTGTTCTAGTTACTGCAGCCAAAACTCTTGTCAATGGCGGAATAACATTCGGAATCATTGTGTGTATAGAATCGTAGTAGTAGTTTCTTGTTGCAAAAGAATTCGAACCACCACCTACTGTAGATTCCAAGGCACCATAACTTGATTTTAAATCATATGATGATAGGTCGGGTACTATTGTGAATGCATCGATTTCTATATTACTAATAGTACTATATCCAAGAGTTCTATTCAACTCTTCGATTGGGAACCCACCTAGAGTATCACCAACCTTATCGATAACTATTGTACAATCCGCTGTTCCACCATCAAAGTCTGTGAATGTTAAAGTGTTACCAACAGCATGTCCTTCGCCAGGGTTCGTAATAGTAGAACTAGTGATGTTATTGTTTACAACTACAATTTCTACAGAACAACCAGTACCACTACCAGTTGTACTTGTTTGTTGTACAGTATATGTACCAGCACTTGGTGTTCCCGATACACTAGGTGTTGCAATTCGTAATACACCATTTAATGCATTACCTGTTATGCCACTTAGAATAACATTTGAATCTGACTTATACATACCATGTGAGTAGTTATATACCTTCACATAGTTTTTACCAATGTATGTTTCAATCGGGTTCGATTGCAGTTTTGTAGTTGGTAATGCATCATTTTCAAATACCAATTTTGGTGTTTTTGATTGGTTAAATACAGCCCTTTTGATTGTAAACTTGAGGTCATCTTCCTGTGTAGCAGTCCATGTTGATGCGTTCTGTGATAAGAACAATGAACCAGCATATGGTTGTCCAGCAATTGTCTGACCTGTTGCAATATCTTTTTCACCCATTCTAGATATGAAAGCCTCATACTCATTTGAGTTAGAGTAAACTACAAAACAATACTCAACATCTTGTTGAAGGTATACTGGTGATTCAAAAGTAAATGTTGTCGCCTTGCTTCCATCTTGTGATATGTTGACAGCAGATGGGTTCAATGTTACCACTGAGAAAGGCATTACTATTTGGCCAGGATATCCATTAACCATGTTTCTAATTTCAACAGAAACTGGGATATGTGTATCTTTAGACTGGAAGAATACATCAATTCCAGTTGCAAAGGTACCACCTGATTGTTCCACTAGGAATGATTGAGCAAGTGGGTCACCCCATCCTCTTTCCATCTCGGGGAATTGAGGTGATATATTTCGACCCGTGAAATCTCGCCAAGTGTCTATGGGTTCATTTATGACTACAGGTTCTGGCGGTGACACTGGAACGGGCGGAACAAAAACAGGTGGCGGAGTTGTATCATTTGGTATTGGAATGAAAACAGGCGGTGATTGAATTACTGATATAACAGGAACTTCAACCTCCACGATTCTTTCAATAATAACTTCTTCTATTAAAATCTGTGGTGGAAGTTCAATGTAAACTTCTCTAATAGGTGGTATTTCGGGAATAGGCACTGGTGGTGCAACAGTATCCCAAGGCAAGATATTCGTCCTTTCGCCAGGTTTTGTAATCTGTCTTTCGCCACTTGTTCTTTCACGAATAACTCTACCATTTCTTGTAGATGTAACTTCAGTTTGAGTTGATGTTAAATGACCCTGAGCCTGATACATACCACTACCATGTGAATTAGGTGATGATATATTACTGTAACTTGAAGTAACTCTTAATTCTCTTTGACCAGTAGGGAATTTTCCGCCTGGCAAAAAGAAGTTCGCCTTCAGTTCACCATTTTTGTCTGTCTTTGAAATTGATAGGACGGTTGTTCCACCATTATGTGAGTATGTAGAACTAGTAGGTGCGATGAAATCATCTATTCTTTCGTTATCAAAGAAGAAATAATGGAATGTATTTGGTTTTAAGTTTGTACAATGTATCGCAATAGTTCTAGCACGCATGAATGGTATAAGTGTTACACTTACAACTCTGTCATTTCTTGTTTCTACAAAGTCTTCAACAACACTTGTTGATACACCAGTTCTTGTTTGTGTTTCTACAGTCTCTGTAATCTCTCTTGTTACCTGAAATCCTGAAGTCCATTGACCATGTTGTGTTGGGTCTCCATTCCAAGAACCATTTGAAGTTGCTTGTACTTCAGTAGCAACCATTTCGGGTTTACCCGCCCATGTAGTCTGCCATTCGTTCCAAACGGTTCCCATAGCATTTTTATTTTCAGACACAAGTGCATCGAAGTTACCTTCTCTATTAATTCTTACTTCTGGCAATTGGTCTCTGTCTTGCCAAATATCTGTTTCGGGTGTTAACTTAACATTACCAAAGAAACTGAATACGTGATATGGGTTGACATTGATATGTCTAGAGGCCTTATCATTTTGTGCTAAATTAATAGTTGTATATGGTAAGGTAATTAAATCCCCTGTCTTCTGATAATCAGAAGAAAGAGCAGTGTTTAAAGATATATCAAAGAACTGTGAGAAGTTCTTAGGTCTCATAGCACCAAGTTCAGTGTCAATAGCAACGTTATAGTCGGGATGGTTAACATCTCCAACTCTGTGTCCTTTAAAGTTATCAACTAAGAAACCTGACTTGAATCTATCGAATCCATCTGCATCTAGTATTTGTTTTGTTTGTGTGTCTTTTTCTAATAGAGAAAGAGATGTAATTCTTTCTAAGTTAGTCACACGGTTATTAATCCTACCGATATCTTTCATCGTAAATCTACGATGGTCATGTGACCTTACTTTAACATTTTTTATACTAGAAGTATAAGCAGGAACCTGTAGTTCAAATAACTCAATAGCATCATCTATACCTTTTGGTTTAGTTGGTGATAGTGAAGGTATCCCTACTGCAGTTTGGAATGTACCTGATTTGTGTAGATATACTTTATCGGTTCTACCTACATAGAATTTTATATCACCAGTTACACTTGAGCCTGGAACTGGGGAATCATTTGTGATTGCATGTGTTTGTGTAATGCCAACTCTTGAGTCACTAAAGTTTCTACCTGTATCATAACCAAACGGAGCAAATACAGCACCAGTTGTATTATTTGATAAATCAATTGCGTTGGTTGGAGTTTTTGAATTGTCTATTTTAAAATTAGAAGTTCCAAGAATCTGTCCAGCAACTGGTCTAAAGTCAATACAATCTGAAAGTTCAAATGTTCCATCGGGTTCTAAACCACCCAAGTCTATTCTATTGGGGGAATATACTGGTATGTCATCATAGTCGATTGACTTATATGATTCAACATCAAAATATTCTCCAGCAGCAGCAGAAAAATAATCGAAACAAATAAGTAGTGGGCCGTTAGGAGCAGGTTCTCCAGTTTTTCTTGTTAGTTTTCCAAGGTCATAGTAACCATCTCTTTGACCATTATCAAAGAAGTATCTACTCTTAATATCTTCTGAACCTTGATGTACGTTTGATATAGTAACAGATGCACTTGATGATGCGCCAACAATTACCTCATTCTCAACAAATGAACCACTAACCATTCTATAATGAGATATAGCACCACTACCAGCATAGTATACCAATATTGCACGTGCATTTGATGTCTGACCAACCAAAGTTTCGTATTGTGTAAATGTTCCAGTAACTGTACCAAAACTTGCATTCGGCATAACTGGTGCAGTTCCACCTTCGTATATTGCATGAATCTTATGAACGTCAGCAACACCTAGTGTAATTTCTTTATCATCATATGCAGTTCCATAATAACCATTAGCACTTCTAGGTTGAGTGACTTTAAGCAATCTTGATTTGTTTAGTGTTTTAGAACGAGATGTTGGAGAAGTCAACAATACTGTAGATGTAACTTTAAGAACCGCACCACTATTGTTTGCTAGTGTACATGTTAATTGATTACCAGTCACATTGGGACTTAGGTCTTCGATGTCTAGTAAATCCCCAGCATCGAATGCGCCACTATCTGTAGATGCTTTTACCACTGCGATTGAGAAGTTATCTGTATTTCTAGCTTCGAAGGTTGCTTGAGAACCAGCACTAATAGTGAATGCACCACTGTTTATTGTTACTATGTGTTGTCTTCTTACTTTAACATTCTTACCAGTATGTTCAGCAACCCAATCTCTAGGCCATGCGTAGATAGCTGCAGTTTGGTCTTGTTTATGAATTCTAACTCTACGTCTTGTTACATTACCATTTGAGATTGGAGATACGCCAGTGTTGTCGGTACACTGAGCATTACTAGAATCTGTAACAGTTTGAATAACTCTTTCGTTGCCAGTACCATCAATGATGATGTCACCTTCTTTAAGTTCGGATGCGAATCTTGAACCAAATCCTGTTAGTGCGCCTTGTGCCGTTAATGAAATAGAACCTGATAAAGTATTGTCGGCATCTGCAACAGCATCACCAACGAATGTTTGTAAAGTAGTATCTTTTGAAGCTTGTGTAACCCCACGAGTACGGTCTACGTTATAGGTTCTTGTCTCTGTAATTGTTCCTGTTGCACTTGTCTTACCTTTAGTGGATATAGTATCACCAGTATAGAAACCACCAGTAACATCGTGAATATATACAGTTGTGTTACTTGTGTTGTATGCGACAATACCTGTACCAACTATTTGACCTGCTGAGTTTGTAGATACTATTTGGTCGCCTTCAGTAAATGTACCAGTAAATGTATTTGCTTTAACTTCAGTATACATTTTGATATCAAATAGATATATGTTCCAAATAGAAGTAGTTTGGTTATATTCACCACTTGAATCCGAAGCACCACTATGTAAGTCTACATTTCTAATACGTGCTTTACCAATATGCTTTCCAGCAAAACTTGGCGACCCAGCATTAACGTTTGTTGAATTCTGTACAGTATCATACAAGTCCATATCACCATATCTTTCTTGACTTGCATTTGTGCCTTCATTACCAAATTCTGGCAATCCATGTGCATTTGTGACTCTTAAAATATTACCTAATCTGACTGGTGTATTAGAACCAGCGAGTGTGACTGTTGACCTCGCTTTTGCAAAGTTTAGAGATGTTGTACCAATTTTATCAATCTCAAAACCTTTAACATACGCTTTACCTGGCGATATTTGCATAACAAATCTGTCTGCATCACCACCATATTGTTCAGTATAAAAACCATTATTTGTTGTGTTGTTTAGATGTTCTCTAAGACTATGTGTAAATTGATTAACAACAAAATCACCGTTAGCATCAAATGTTCTTCGTGCTAATGTTTGTTCAATCTGACCATACTGCGGTCTACTGATTTTACTTTCGATGATACCACCATTAACTCTTGCAAGTTCAATAAAGTCAGCGTCATCTGTTGTGTCTAATTTAAATTTAGAGAGGACAAGTTCCATCTTAAGTCTGTCTGCTCCAGCAGCATTCTCGTTTGATGTACCTTGTGAGTTGTCCAATAGTGTAGTGTCTGTTGCACTATCTATAATTGTTTCTGTTACGTTTAGACCTATTCTATAACTTGGAGCAGCAGAATATTTCTCTAGAACAATTTGTTGTTTATCTACTAAACAGAAGAATCCTCTAATAAAAACAATACCTTCTGAAATACTAGCAAGAGATGCCCTACCTATCGGGTCGTCTGTAGTTGCTTTAATTGTAAACTCATTATTATTACCACCAACAACGTTAATCGTACCATCTTCAGAAATCGATACTTCTTGTAGTACCTCATTTTGATAGAATACTGGTGAGTTATAAACATCTGTACCCTGTGAATGGAAATGAAGGAATAGTGTTACAGGGTCGTCTGTAGTTTCTGCTGTAGAGTTTGTTACCTTTGCAACAACACCTGAACTTTTACCTTGAANATATTTACCATGAAATGCAGTTCTGTACGNTTCAACCGATGTTTGACCGCTAGCATTAGGATTAGCAGACTTGACCTTCACATAAAAGACATCCATGTCAATATCAGATTCCGCACCTGTTACTAATGAACCTTCTTCAAAGATATGAGAACCAAATCTCTCAATCTGTCCTTGAAGAATGGATTGGGATTGTGTTAGTTCTCTTGCTTGTAGAGGACGCCCAGCTCGATAAAGTATTTTACTATACTTTTTATCTTCTGAATAATCGTCATAATACGGAGATATATTTAAATCTGTCTTTTCTGGCATAATTCCACTCTTTTATTTTAATGTGGGGAACAAGTCCCCACGAATTACATTTCGATGATAAGTTTAATATCTTCGATTTGGTCAGCAGCACGTGTTACCGCACCTCTGTTTTCAACATATAATAAATTACCACTGAATCTTTCTACTTCGGGGAATGCAGCATCTACTGAAGAAACATCACTAATACTACTTGAACCTCTGAATACTGTATCAGAAGCTGTAAAGGCGACATATTGACCTTTAGCATTGGCAATCGGTTGGTGAGTAACAACGTTACCACTAACTGAAATCACTCTTGATTTTGCAGTTCCAGCCACTTCTGTACCAGCAGAAGCAATTAAGTCATCAACCTCTAAAGAACTAGCGTTTGCAAGTGTCATTTTTGAACATACATTTGCAGTTGTATCTGTAAACACAGATGTAGTACCCTTAGCAAATGGGTCTTGTAGAAGACCGATTCTTCTAAAGTCATTATCTGTTGGGAAGTCCCCTGAACCTTCAGCAAACTCAAATCTTGAGTTTACAATGATATGGTTACCACCAAGTTCTTCAACTGGGTCTGCACCATGTCCGTTCATAGGTGAAATTATTGGTGTTAATACCGCACCCGAACCAGCAACAAGTCCTGATTGACCTGATTCAGCAAGTTCGATTGAAGCACGTTTGTAACCCGAACCATATGCGGTTGTGGTTAAGTTAACTGCATCGATAGCGCCATCACTACCAACAACAATTGAACATGTAGCACCTGTACCGTCACCAGCAATTGGAACTCCAGTATATGTTCCAGCAGTGTAACTTGCACCACCGTTATCAACTCTTACGTGATATATAGCACCATTAACTGCACTATTCTCAACATCCCACAATGATGAAGAATCGTCTGTTGCAGTAGAACCCAATGTACCATTAGTACCAGTACCAGCAACAGCTGCTACAGCACCAAGAGTTTTAACTGGGATGAAATCTGAAGTAACATATTTGATTGTATCAGCGGCAGTAACTGTATACATATATTTCCAAATATATCCTTGTGGATAAGCGTTGTTTGAACCATCAACATCTGAAGTGTAAATTAAAGATGTTGCGGATGTTCCTGTAGGTTTAACGTTTGAACCAACTACAGCGCCTGCACTGTTTCTTGCAGTTCTAATACATTTGTATACATTGTAGTCATCTGTCATTACATAGAATTTACCACCCCATAGATTACTACCATTATTTGGTGTAGTGTTTGCTGTACTGTAATCGTGTGCGTACTCATCGTAAATTGTGTTTAGAGTCCAATCGTATCTTGGTAAACAATGTGATACATCACCACTACCCACTTTCTTCATTGAAAGCATGTCATCAAATGAATCCATCTCTTCGCTGGTTCCGTTTACTGGAACAGGGGGTGAAGTATCAGTTGGCCATGCGTGTGACCTTCCTATGAAAATATACGTTGATGAAGCTGATTCACCAAAGTCCTCTTTGAACTGTTTCGCATTATGGGTACGAAACTTTTCTGTTATAATTGCTGCCATTTTTAGTTATCTCCTACAGATATTTATTATACTATTTATACAGTTATGCCGACTTTACGTAGGCAGAATATGATAAATCTATGCGTTTTCTTTCGTTAGTCTTAAACTTAGGCATAAACATCTTCGGATAAACAAAATCCAAATCTGAAATTCTAAGTCCTTCGGGTATGGAATCTTCATTTAACATGGTTCCATATCCGTCCTCCATCAATATACCATCATCTTCTTCATCTTTAATATAATAGGAGATGCGATATGTCTGCTGACCGCTCATTGTATTTATGGTTTTAAATGTTGGGCCAAATGGGATATATGTTGTAATACTATTTTCAGAAGNTTCTTCGTCTGTTATCGGTGAACCATCTTCCATCACCAATCTTAAACCGTCTTCTGTCAATGTATATTTATCATCANAATCAATTGTAGCTTCTGAGACAAAGAATGTTTTTTCTTCGTCTGTTGTAGCACTTTCTAATCTTATATTGAACTCACCATCCTCTGATATGAAGGTGGAACCAAACTCACCTTTAACGATAGCACCCAGTTGTTCTTCTGCTCTCATTAAACATGCATCTTCTTCGAATTCTATATAACAACCGTCTTCCATAATGAGTTTTTCTTCACTATGTACATGTAAACTTTGTATCTTACCTTGGTCAGCTGCAACGAACTTTCTATTATGATAATCAAGTGTTATTTGATTGTCCATTAAATTGACTGAACCTACAGACCTAACAACACCTCTTACATTATCTACTCTAACTGAAGGAACTGATTTATTAACAATCTTAAGGATGTTCATATGTCGACTTCTATGTGAAGAATCACCATATTCTGTTCTTGGTTCTGTTATTCCACCACCAGTTCTAGGGTCTGTATTAGATACAGGTTGTCCTGCTTCGTCAAGCGTTAATAGTCCAACACCACCTTCGGGGCCTGTTGAAGACATGTCTGCATGGAGTAAATATGTTCTCAATGAGTTTGAGAATGCATCGGGTACATACAAAACAGGTTTCATAACCAAGATAATTGTTGGTACAAATTTAGATGTAGGTGAAATACCTGTTACTGACTTTTCTAGTCCAACCTCACCAAAGAATATATGTCCAGCAGGATGTAACAAGTCCTTTACTACTGACCTGTATTTGTTAATAGACTCTGCAACTTTAATTACATATGAGTGTGTTTGATAATACAAACTATCTTGTAAGTGGTTAGCGGAAGTATTGAGTTGTCCTTTGTCTGTGACAAACTGTTCTTGCATGTTACCTTCACCAGCAAACTTACCAATACCATTATATGGATTTGTTTTTAAAATCTTAAATGTGTCGACATTGTTAAATGCAACAGTCTCATTATCAGCGAAACAGCCACTTAAGTTTTTATACACTAGTATGTGTCTTGTTGCATCATACTTAACAATGGTTGCAGTACTTCCTGAAACTTGTCCTTCAATGACTACATTTTGTTGTGGTACTGCTGATGGACTACTAATTAACATTGGGAAGAAACTAGTATCTGATAAAATACCATCTGAATAGAAATGACTACCCTGTTCGATGAGATTTATAGATGTGATACCACCGATATCATCTGAGTATGCAAATAATCTAGCACCCTCACCTCTAGTAACCTGTGTTTCGACATTCACTCTACTAGTGGATGTTGTACCACCAATAATTGTTTCCCCATTTTGGTATCCACCAGTGTCTGTCGGCAATCGTTTGACCACTAGTCGGTTTCTATCTTCTTCTATACGCAAGATAGTAGATGTTGCACCAGTTGTGCCACCTGTAACTGTTTCACCAACTTCAAATCCACTAAGGTCATTAAAGTAAATGTAACCACCAGGCCAACAAGCAGGGACTTGTTCGTATCCACTACCACCTGATTTAATTCGTACACTTCTAACATTTCCTATGGTAGTTTCTAGTACAATGGTATCTCCATTGTTTGTATTATCTTCATATGTTAGTCTGTTAAATTCGGTATATAAGTCGACTCTATCGCCAGCATTCAAACCTGCAGTGAATACAACTCTATCGTTTCTATGTGTATAATCGTGTGTAGTGTAAGTAGTGTTTGGTGTTTGTCTTATATCATTTTTAAAAACTACAAGGTCTGCATCATTGAAGAATATTGCCATACCATTGTCATCTGTAACTCCAGCACCACCAAATAGTGTTTGCCCTTGAGTTGCAGTAATAGTAAAGTGACCATATGCTGTACCACCTTCGAGCATGACTTCGTCACCTACAGAACCAATTACTGCTTCTGCACCACCACCTGAAGTTCCAACATTATCAAATACAATTAAGTCCTCACCCTCATAACCAGTACCTTCTGCATCGATGTAGATTTTAGTGATACCACCTCTAGTCAAACCATCAACAGCACCTCTAGCGTTTAGTGCTGTGTGATTACTTTTACTTCCAGTGAATTCTATAATATCATTCTTAGTGTATAATGAACCTAAACCTTGTTGTTCGAATAATAGTCCACCTTCATCTTCACCTTCTAGTAAGATGACACCGTTATCGTCATGCGATACATAAGTTGAAGAGGATTCTCTACTAACTTGATTGATGATACCTAATACAGTACCAGTATATTCTGTTATACCATCTCTGTCAATGAAAGTTACTACACTACCTTGAGTGAATGTGCCTGAGTGATTTATAGTAATCTCTAAGGCATACTCTTTTGCATCGAAGTTATCTACGAACACATTTTCGATAATAGCTTCTGCTTCTACAAATTTGCTGTTGGGGGTGTATTGAATAATTCTATCTGTTGCAGATGGTAGTCCTGTATCTACTACAACACGTAATCTTCTAATTTCGTTATAACCCGATTCAGATATATACTGTGTTTCATTATCGGGATATCTAATTGTTGCATCCTCACCGTACAACAATCTCATAAGGAACTTGACTGATTCAGCAGTACCTTTTGATTGATATAAATCTTTTATGTTTTTAATCGTAAGTCTACGATTAACAGTATTACCAATATCTAAAGATGGGATTAAATCATTTTGGAAATACTGAAGGAATTCTTCTGTTGTTCTGTCTACATCTGAATAGTCTAACAACTTATTTGTTGCAAGAACTGTATTCTGTTTGAAACTTTCTACAACTGCTGTTTGTAAAGACTCTCTACCAGTAATAGTTTCTTCTTTTTGAAAACCATGTCCTTCAATTGTCTGTACATATAGTTTATCAGTTGTAACTAATGTTATCTTACCAACTGACTTACTTTTACTACCAACAACATACTCACCCTTAATAAACGGGGAAGCAGTCTTTTCTGTGTTAGTAATACTTTGTTCTGTGACTATGTTTCTTGACTCATCACTAAACCTGTTAGAGACGGTGCCGTCTTCTAATATTAAGTCCCCGACACCGTCTTCTAAACTCAAGTTATCTAAAGTAGATTGTGAAGAGAGAGTAATAATCTCTGCTTCTAAAAATTCAAAGTACGCCTTTAGAAAGCTTTCAAGCGCTGGAGATTCTTCCTTCAAATACTCGGGAAGTAAAGAAGGAAGTCTCGAACTCAAACTATCTGTTTGGTACTCTTGCATATATATCTACTTAAGCAAAACTTACTGTTGCGCCAGTGTTAGCGACTAGGTTCCATGCAGTACCAGTCCAAATCAATACAACAGCTTCACCTTGTGAATCCAATACGATTTGTGGAGCAGCTGTAGTTGACTTCTGCCAATTAGTAACTGTAACTCTACCTTCGTATGAAGATGCTGGTTCTGTGCCTGCGATAATAATTTTTAACTGACCAACTGCAGTACCATCATCCAACGTAAAGTTGGTATGAGCACCCCAACCATTACCATTAATAATAGTAACGAATGAAGATGCAAGGTCTGTTGCACTTGCTGTTAAAGTTGTGATATCGTCACTCGCCAAGAATGTAGGGATGTTTTTAAAAAGTTGAGCAATAGTCATCTTTTTATTAACAGGTGTACCGCCTGGGTTGTCTACGATATGTAGTAAATCATCTCCACCAATTGCTGCGTCAGCAACCGCTGTTAATGCGCTAATTTTTTTATCTGCCATTTTGTTTTTCTCCTATAAAAACCAAGTTAATGGAATGCTACTCTAGGCACACACCATGTGTCCTAGACCACTTTATGCATACTAATATGATGTACTAGATGTTGAGTTATACCCAACACCAGCACTACTTTCACCACTTGCGATGGTGTCTATCTCACCTTTAACCGAAATCATTTGTTGGTCGATGTCAACTAGATTACCTCTAGAAGCAACAACATCAAATGATGCTGGTATAATGGTGAAGTCAATCGTACTATCTGTCTTCTCTGTTGAAGTGAAGAAGATATTATTAATTGAAATTTTACCAGTAGAATACTCAACTGTTCCAGCTGAATTATCTAGATAAATTCTTGTTGCGCCTGATAGATAGAATCTTCTTAGATTTCCTTTTCCATCATCGTCAAAATATTGTGTGTTTACTGTGTCCCCTGACACTTTGAAACCAGTGGTAACTATGATACCACCTATTTCTGTTGCATAACCTGCTACAGGGTTGTAGAACCCATTACCAAAGTCTACTGTAACACCTTTGGATTGGTCTGTACTCACTTTCTGTGATTTACGTAATCTTAGGTTTGTGATGTTAGAAAGTATAGAATCATTTGCTTCGTCTATAGATTTCACTAAATTAGAATGTCTGAATATAGAATCGAAGTTACTTAAATTAGATGCATCAAATGTGTTAATAGCATTGGTTATAATACTCTCAAGTTCACCTTTACTTAGTGTGGTTCCAGCAGGGTTATATTTGAATGTAGTAGAAATTAATATCTTAATAATCTCGGGGTTGACAATAGTTGGTCTAACTGTTAACATGTTTAATGCATTCAGTTTTTGGACAACTTGTTTCTGTTCTACTTCTGATAGGTAGTCTGCGTTCTTAGGTTTAAGTGCAATAAACACTTTACCATATTCGGGTGGATTGTTGTCTTCACCACCCCATACTGCAACTGCATCTGCGTTTGGATAATACTCACTGACCTTTGCTTTATAGTCATTCAACGTTACCAGTCTGTTTTGTGAAGTGTAAAACTTTGTTGCTTTAAATTTGATTGAGTCGATAGATTCTTTTTCAGAACCACCAGCGGCCTTGCTACTAGTCAATACAGAAATATTACTGAAACCATTAATACCATTTACAGGTGTGAATGTCTGAGCACCATTTGCATGATAGTCATCGACTACGATATAAGTTACTGTAATGATGTCACCATCTTTAAGAGCTGCACCTAGTACACCATCCCCAAAATATATTTCTCTATACCCATCTTCGTTTTCTTGTTCATAGAATACTTTAGATGTAGTTGTGATATTTGAGATACCAGTTGACAGTGTGTAAGTAGAAGAAGTCCCACCTGAATTCACACTTATTTGGATGTGTTGTTTATCTACTCTGGCATTACTAAGGACAAACTTTGGATTTGACATTTGTGTATCAAATACAAAGGTATCATTTGCATAAGTGCCTTGTGTGAGTCCTACGTTTGAATATCTAAATTCATTTCCGTTCTGAGATGGTTTCACACTCTCTGTAACAACAAAATCATAAGTACTTCCATCATATACAGTTTGATAGATTGAACCCCTGTTGAGTGTCATGTCGCCAGAAGTTGGTATACTACCATCGCCATTTCTAACACTTGAAACAGTCAAATCAACAAGTGCTGTTGCACCAGTTTCTGAAGAGGGAACAAATCCTAAATCTTTAGCACGAGATACTACATTCTTTCTTATCTGTGCGGAATCAAGAAACAATTCACTACCAGCAATGTTAGTGTTAACTGCACTGATATGAGAAGAGTATGCAAGAAGGTCAATCAATACTGACATAGTTGACCCTTCGAAGTTATAATCTTTTAGTTGGTCTTGTCCCTTTAAAAAGTCTTTTAGATTCAGAGCAATATTATCAAAGTCTAATTCCGTAATGTTTAATTGTGAACTGTTTACTTTTGCCATTTTATCTTACCCTCGTTACTGCGATTTTTACGGATTGGTCTTTTACTCCATTTTTAATACTATATGATACTGATACATCTAGTGTGTTGGTATCGAATTTATCTTCATCTATACGAATTGTTACATTCTCAACTCTTGGTTCAAAGGTTGTTATAGTTTTAGATAACGATTCCCCAACTCTTCGGATTCCTCTATCTGTATTTAATTCAAATAGTTTACTTGTTAGATTGCCACCAAAGCCTGGTTTGAATGGTCTTTCATATGCATTTGTTAGAACAATATTTCTTACTGCCCTTTTAATAGATGCAACATCTGTTTTCCTAGTCACATCGCCAGTAACTGGATGTGGTTGAAACAATAAATCCAAATCAGAATATAAATTTGAAGTTGCTACGGTTGAAGCATTGTTTTTTACATCTTTCATAGTTCTATTTATACGTTCTTACAGCGCTTATGCATCGGGAACACTTGTATTTTTCTTCTTACCAGCATTTGAACCTGAACCAGTATCTTGTGAAGTTGCTTTGTGTTTATGGGTTGCAAGTGTTGGGCCATTTCCAGCATCAGTTGATATATCACCAACTGCATCAATTGTGGAGTCATTTGTCTGAGCACCAGTGATATGAACCGTACCGTCAACTGTTAAATTTGTAGTCATTTTTGTAGTTGGTGAAGTGAATGTTGTGTTACCCACTACATCTGCATTTAATGTTCCACCTATCTGTGCATCTACATTACCATCAATGACCTCGGATACATTACCCTTAACATATAAGTCAACGTTTCCTTCCATAACCTTAGTGTCAACATTACCCTTGAGTACTGTTGTAGATACATTACCTGTATTCACATTGATAGTGACATTACCTTTTTCTACAGTTATATCAGCATTACCTGCTATATAAAGTTTGTCGTCCTTTGCAATTACTTGATAGTTATCATTTACTATACGTTGCACCACACTACCATCGGGATGGATTTCCTGAAACGTTCCTGAACGATGTTCAATCGCTAGTCTTTCTAGTGTAGGAGTGTCATCAATTTCTATCAAGTGACCCGATTCAGTTTCTATTGTTTTGTTAAAAGGATATATTGGTGCCGCTACTGAAGGTATCATACCCATCGGTGTATCGGGTTTGGAGTTAACTGCACTTATATCTCTACTAGTGTAATCTTTATCTCCTGTTGCGGATTGAGATACATCTGTCTTATCATAATACAAAGGATAGTAAGGCAAATCCGTCTCTGTAAGTTCTAATTCTGTTATTGTAGACCCTGTACCATCTACGAGATTTATCTCAATCTCTTTAGGTTTCTTGGGGAACTCATCTAAACCTTTCTCTAAACCAAATGTACGATTTGGAGATTGTGCAGGCGAAGCGCCATCGGGGGTGTCAGCATAGTCTGCTGATGTTAATCTACGTGGGTCATTAAATCCTTTGATGACCTCTCTCTTTATTAACTCATCGGTTATAGATTCTTTATATCCTTGAGCAGGAATCCCAGCAACAGACCCTGTTACTACAAAATCTTGTTGGACATTTTCATCTCTAAAGTAACCAATAACAGTAGACCCCTCAACGAGTCCGTGTTGTGTTCCGAATCCCGATAGTCCAGCAGAAGTTGTTGGTAGAATAACTTGAGACCATGACAAATCGGGGGTTGCAATCATCTGTTTATCATCTGTATGTAAACCATGTACACGAACTCTAACACGACCAATCTTCAATGGGTCGTTACGGTCTTCTACTATACCATAAAACATTTTCATTAATCGTCCTCGGGTGCTTCCATAGTGTCTTGTGGGTTGATGGATGTTATTGATTTAGCAAAACTCTCCTTAACACACTCTATATTACATAGACCACCATTCTCTAATACATTTCCTTGGAAACATATATCAGTAATTAAATATCTACCGTCATTCAGTTTATCTTTACTTTCTGCATTAGATGCTAGTTGCGGTTCGGGCAATTCTAACTTGATAATAGTTCCGCAACTAATATCTGTTCTAAATGGAATAGACACTACCATAGTATGTTGTTGTAGTATCTCCATCATCGATTGTCTTTCTAATTTTGCGTTGTCTTTATTCTTCTGACCTTGAAACACCTCATTTTCAGTAAGAGATGTTGATTGGTCAAATACATGTGTAGTAGTGTAATCATAGACCACAACACTATCAAATGCTTTGTTGGGTGCTAAATTTGCATCCACCTCAGTTACATTGGGAGATACAAATTTGTCAACAATATCTTCTGTAGTAAGTGTCATCTCAGTAAAAGATTCACCACCATCTGTTAATATTATTGGATTTTTGCCAGAAACATGATTGCCCTTTTTAAAACTTTCTTCCAAGTCAAATACAATATCCTCTTCAATTTTCCTGACGGGGTCATACACTTTCATGGAACTAGCATACGCTCCAGCGATAGTACCTCTAAGCGTATCGAATGCTTGTGGTTTAGTGTAACTTATAATTTGTGTGTTCAAACCACTTGGGGCATTGATGTCGGTTTCTCCAGTATCTAAGTTTTCTGTTCTTGGTCTGAAAGAAAATGACAGTGGGTATTCTTGTTCCATCATAGTGTCAATGGATTTGAACTTATACTTACCATTTAATGTTTGGAAAAAGAACATACCATTTTTAAATGATGTCTTGTTTCCTATAGATGAGTTTTGTGTTATCCAGTCTATTATTTTAGAGACTTTCCAGTTGGGCCATATCATCTGATTGTTGTCGGGCATGGTCGTTTCCCATGAGTCGAACTCTTCGGGTTTCATCTTAACGTCTTCTACTAAGATATTTTGTAACATCTTATCATACGAACCACGCATCGCCTTACTTACACGTACACGTTCACACGCAAACATTCGTGGGTCACATAGTCTCAATACATACGTCTGTGTAGTATCATTGACACGGTTTATATTTGATGCCTTATATACACGAAAGTCTCTATCGATACTATCTTCTTTAGCCGCCTTTTCTCCAGTTCCCTGTTTCATAGATATAGAAACACGTATGAACTCCTGACCAGTAAACCTGAAATTTTTAATTAGATTAAGACCATCAATGAAGTGTACTTCTCCAGTAGTGTACTTTTTATAGATAGATTCGTACAAGCGAAATCCAGTTATGAGTTTGGTTATCTCAACGGATTCTTTAAATTGATTGGAGAGTGTTATTGAGTTTATAAAAAACTCACCACCCTTACGGTTATCTGTTGTCATATATTAAACTTGCAAAAGTGATTCGTATTGGGTTACCACAGTTTTTATATACTGTGGTTTGATTACTTTAATTTTTCTCTTATCTTCATTAAGTGCATTTTCCATTTCCCATATACTTACACTTTGAAATCCAGCCTGAGGTGTTGTGGATTTTATACCCTTACTATTAATGTAGTGTGATATGGAATCTCTTGGTTGCACTACACCTTGTACTGTAGAACTCTTGAGAGAGCCTGTTATAGTTTGGTCTGCAACCCAATCTCCAGCAGTAACTCTAAGTCGATTGTTTGATGGGTCGACCTGTAATACGTGTCCTGTTGTTGTACCTTGTGTGACTAGTTCACCCAATAAAAATTTATTATCGGATGTGATATTGCCCTGACCATCTGTGTTGTGTGGGCCAACAATATCTGTTGAAGATGATGCGGTTAGATATACACCTTCATATTTTCTATCTAGATAATTATTAAAAGTGGAGTTGTCCATATACCAATCATAGTAATTATCTATCTCATTCACTAGGAATAGTACCCAGTGTAAATCACTATCTCCGTATAGTTTGGAAGCAACTATATCGGGTCTTTCACCTTCATCTAATTGATAAAATTCATAATCAATCAGTGTATTAACTTTTTGTAATTCAATCTTACCCTTACGGAAGAAATCTTTGATGTGGATAATTCTGCCATCATTAAGTTTATACTGTATCGTTGGAAAGTTTTTAAATAATTGTGATGCCATAATTGTTATCCGTTGGTTGTATCTCTAGTGTCGAGTATACTTCGTGTACCACCACCTATACTAGTGTCTGCTTTTGGGTGTGGTGATATCATCTGATACGTTTCCTGTGTAAGAACTTTAATCTCAGTAAATGATAAATTCAACTTCATCTCTAGTGGTGTGCCATCGGAAAAAGTCTCTAGTGTACTACCACCACCATATGTTACAGATGCATCTGTAATTACTGCTGGTAAGAATCCGTCCATAGTATATTGAATAGGCCCTTCCCATCTTAAATCGATAATGTTCGGATAGTTAAAATAATTCTCAATCTGATTTGTCTCATCCGAACCAAAAGTGTCGGGCAACATGGCAGTTCTTAAAGTGTATATAATTTCTTTACATACATCTGCTTCTTCTTGTGATACTGGTCTCATTGTAAATTCCATATTGAATGAACGGAACCCAACACCCTCTAACATCTGTTCTTTCATTGGGTTGACTGCTTGTCCCTGTGCAAAGTTAACAACATCACCTGTTGCCATATTAGCCATCTTATTTAGACCTGATGATATAGCAGCATTCAATGCATCACCAATTGCCACACTTGTATCAACGAAACCTTCTGCCCCCATGATATCCATAACACCCCTTGCAGCTACACCGACCTCACCTTCTTTATATGAAACCTTTGCCTCACTTACTTGACCAGTAGGAACGTACATATAAATGTATGTGTCTGTGTCGTTCATTAAGTTTTTAGCATTAGCACCACTGTTCTGTTGTTTTCTTGGTCTAATTTTTATTTCTAGATAGTTGTTGAGTTGTTCTAAAGGATACTGTAGTTCTTTTGTTTGTCCAGCGGGTGGTCTCTTAGCAGCCTTAATGGATTTCATTTTGTTAGCAGCATCCTCATCTTGATTGAGTCGACTTCTTCGTCCTTCTAATATCTCTCTTTCTTTATCTGCTAGTTCTTTAAGAGCATCATAGTTTGATAGGTCTGCGATTGTTTTCTTGTAGTCTGTATTTGAGATTTTAGACTTCAGTCCTTTTACTGATTTCAATGCTGATGAAGCAGAGTTGACTTTCGATAGAATTTTGTTTAGTGATGCCATGTATAAATACCTAGAGTTTCATTATTGTTACATCTATTTATGTCATATAGCGGACGGTTTAAACCGAAGAATTACAAAAAATATACAGGCGACCCCACAAAGATTGTCTATCGTTCGCTGTGGGAGCGAAGATTCATGCAATATTGTGATGATAACACTAACATACTGGAATGGGGTAGTGAAGAAATCATTATACCATACATTTCTCCTGTGGACAACAAGGTTCATAGATACTTCCCCGATTTCTACATAAAATATCGTAACACTAAGGGTGAAGTGTTATATGAAATCATCGAAGTTAAACCCAAGAAGCAAACCAAACCACCCAAAGAACCCAAACGAAAAACCAAAAGGTATATCAACGAGGTTGCAACATACCTTGTCAATCAAGCAAAGTTCAAAGCAGCTAACGAATACTGCAAAGACCGTAAATATAAATTTAGAATATTAACTGAAGACCATCTAACTTAGTATAAATAGATGTATGGCATCTATTCTTAAGAACTATGACAATTTACTTCCGTCTGAGATTGAAGAAAAGTCCTTAGAAGCTAGAGAATGGTTTAAGGACAATCTTAGAACTATAAAGGTCAATCGTAATAAGTTACTAGTAGAAGGAACACCAATAAGAAAACCATTTTTAGGTACTCTAGTGTTGTTTAATTATGGTGCAAAGGGGTATGCTACATTGCCTTATTGGGATAAATACCCTGTAGTGATACCAATAGAACCTAGAAGTAAAGGATTCTTAGGTTTAAATTTACACTATCTCCCACCAAGAAAGAGATTAGAATTGTTGGAAGTGTTTGACCAGTTAGCAGTAGACCCCGATATGGGGGATGATGAGAACACTAGACTAAAACTTACATACGATATGGTTAAGTCCATATCAAAGTTAAAATGGGCAAGACCGTGTGTGAAAGAGTATCTCACAACACATATTAAAGGTCAAATAAGAGAGATACCATATGATTACTGGGACGTGGTTGCAATGTTACCATCTCAGAAATTTGTAGANAACCAAGGTTCAGCATTCAATGCAAACACAGTATACGCTGAATCACTCAAAAGGGTAGTGTAATGAAAACTTACTATGCAGTAAATACATCATTTAGAAAAGATTTCATTCTAGTATGCTCACTAGGGTTTAATGTTGGATTTGTATTGGCATTGTTATTTATTTAAGGAAGTATAATGGAAGATAAACCAAGAAATAGACACGACTCGATAGACACTATCATCGGTGCAATTAAAGCTCCAGCAATGGCAAACCAATTTGAGGTTGCGTTTTTTGGCCCTCAAGGGTTAACACTTAATGCAGTTAGATGTAAGACTGCAACTATTCCAAGTAGAAAAATAGAAGTTACTGAAAAGAACACACAAGGTAAATCTAAGTTTCTTCCAACAGGTAAAATTGATGACGGTGGAACTGCAACATTCACATTCTATTGTGACATTGATTTCTTAGATAGAAGAATCATGCAATTATGGTTAGACTCAATCTATGGTGGTGACACTGCAGCTCCTGAACAAGGAGAAGGTTCAGACCCAAACACACAACCTATCTTTGCATTCTATAAAGACTATATTGGTGAAGTAGAAATTAAACACCTTAGAAAGGATGGGTATAATCCTACCTTTGCTTCTGATGGGCAACAAGGTGCAAGTCTAATAACAAGATTACATGATGCATATCCAACATCAATCGATGAACTGGTATTGGATATGGCACAAGGTGAAATGTTAAGTGTAAGTGTACAATTTGCATACAGATATTTTACTACAGAATATGTGGAGAGTAAAAATCCACAGAAAACTCCTCACCCTGTTTATAATGGTGAAGGGACGACTCCGAACGGACTAAATAGTGGTAGGAGTCAAATCGATAACTTGCAAGAGGCCTTAGCGGTCGGTTCTAGATTTTCTAGTGCTGCTGGAAGGTTACAGAATAAAGTCTCAGGACTTACTACTGCAAAATCGAGGATTGATAACAGTTACAAGAATGTGAGAGACCTTTTTGGAACTCAATAAAATATAATATGGAGTAATTATGGCATTACCGATTCAGTCGGCACCGACTTATAAAACAGTGCTACCTAGTAATGGTCAAGAAGTAGAATATAGACCATTCCTAGTAAAGGAACAAAAAGTTCTAGTCATGGCAAAAGAAAGCAATGACCAAGAACAAGTTATGCAATCAATCATTAAGATGCTTGATGCATGTACATTTGGTAAGTTAAAGATACCAAATATTGCTATGATGGATATGGAATGGTTGTTTATTAAAGTCCGTTCTGTTTCAGTTGGTGAAACATCTAAGTTAGTACTTGGTTGTACAGACGAAGGATGTAGAGGAAATGCAAAAGTAGATTTAAATTTGGAAGACATTGAACCCACAAGTGAAATGCCTGAAGACGACACAGTCATGTTAACAGATGACTTGGGTGTTAAATTGAAAGTTCCTAGTGTTAGAGACATCGATGGATTGACAAAGATGGACGAAACACAACAGAGTATGGAGATTGTGAAGAGATGTATCACTTCTGTATTTGATGCCGATGAAGTGTATCCTATGGAAGATGTATCTCAAAAAGAGTTGGATGAGTTTTTTGATAGTTTGACGTTTACTCAACTAGACAAACTCGGGCAGTTCTTTGATAGTTTACCAAAACTAAGACATGAAGTAAGTTACTCGTGCGAAATATGTTCCAAAGAGAACACTAGAGTACTGGAAGGCATCCAAAGTTTTTTTTAATAGGCCTTTCCCACGAGTCGGTGTTGAATTTTTATAACACCAACTTTCAGTTAATGCAACACCACAAGTATTCATTAACTGAACTAGATGAGATGATACCATGGGAACGAGAGGTATACATCAACCTATTACTTCAACACTTAGAAGAGGAAAGGCTAAAGAACGAACAACGAAAAAATAATTAATATTCGTTATGTGTAAGTGATTCATAATAATAGAGGACACAAATTATGAGTGACGACAAAAAAATTAGTCAAGGTAATGTCGAGATAGATGTTGCTAAGTATACAGAGATGGTCTTGAAGTTAGACGAAGCACAGGACAAAATCAAAGAGATGGAGAAGTTATCTAAGGAATTGCAAGTTGCAACAGCAGCAGCAAAACCAAAAGAAAGGTTCTCTATTGGTGCATTGTTCAGAGATGAAAATGACATCAATGAAAAAGCAATCATAGGATTTGCCTCATTCTTTTTAATGGTCGTATTCGGAATGGCAGATTTAATTACTGCATTTTGGGATATGGACTTAAAAGTATCTGACACTATCTACACTTCATTTGTTGTAGTAACGTTAGGTGCGTTTGGAATATCAGAAGCAGGAAAAGCATTCGGAAAATAATTAAATGGCAGATGACAAGGACATAAAGAAGATTAACGATAGAATCACCAGTGTAACGACTGACATAGAAAAGACGTTACAACAAGGTGGTAGAGATATCGATAAGGGCATGAAGAGCGTTAACAAACGGTTTGGTGCTTCTATCGAAAAACTTAAAACTACTAACCAAGCACTATCTAAGATATCACTCGATTCTATCAATACTCAAAAGTCCACCTACTCAGGCGCTTTACAGGGAAACAAACTTTTAGGTTTGCAATCATCCCTTGCTGGTGTTATGGAAGGAACTCTCGATAAGTCATCTGAAGAATTTAAAAAGTTAGAGGACTCCTTTCCTGAAGTGGATTTGACGAAGTACGTCAACTCACATAAAAAATTCATGGAAGCAGCGGAAGAGAATGAGAACCTTGCATTCCGTGAACAGATGTTGAATGGTAAGAAACAAGCACTTCAAGATAGACAAGAACAACAAACAGAAACAATCCTTGGTAAGACAGAACAATATCAAACACTTCTTAACGAAACTGAAACAGCAAGACAAGATGCTGAAAAACTTGCTAAAGAGTATGCACTAACAGGTGCAGCTCAAACTGCCAAAGAATTAGGTGAAGCAAACAAAAGAAGAGATGAACTCGATAAGAAAGCAGAAGAAGTTAAGAAAAGAACTATGGAGTCTTTGGATTTAAGATTTGCTAAAGAGAAAGAAACTCTAGAGTTACAAGGCACTAAATTAGATGAGTTGAAACAAAAGAACCAAAAGATACTTGATAAACAACAAGCAGTTAAAGATGTAGAAGAAACTTTAATTGGCGACAAGATGGCAGAAATTTCAACGGATTCGGGTCGTCTTGGTCAATTCTCTGATGGTCTCAAAACACTCACAGGGTTTGACCTTGTCGGACTTGCGGATGATGTAGTTAAAAACATTGATGCTGTTGGTAAGATATTCGCTACAGAAGACCTATTCCAAAACTTGGTAATGAGTACTACGGGATTCTTTACCAGTATCGGTGATGGGTTGAAGAACGGATTGAAAGGACTTGATTCGTTACTAGGTTCGCCCTCTGCAATAATTTCAAAAGGTGTTAGTTCTATATCATCTACTCTTTCCGCTGGGTTTGATACTGCAAAAGGCGTAATTGCTAAAGGTCTTTCTGGCATATTGGGCGGCGTTAAACAAATGGGGATGTCATTAATACTTGCTGGTAAGTCGATGGTTACAGCTGCAGCTGCATCAATCAAATCAGGCATGGTATTCCTAATGGCTGGTGCAAGTGCAATGGGAATGGCAATACTAAATGCGGGCAGAGCAATGGCCACAGCAGCTGCTGGAATGCTTGCCTCTGTCATACCATTTATTGCAGCTGGTCTTGCATTTATTGGTGGTTTACTTTTGACTGCTGGTAGTATGTTATTGACTGCACTACCGTTCATTGCAATCGGTGTTGCTATACTTGCAGCTGGTGTGATACTCTACAATGCGTTTATGGCAATGTATGAGAATGTTGGATGGTTTAAAGGTATCATAGACACTGGAATATCATACCTCATGAACATAGGTCAAGCAATCTTTGATATCTTTGCTGGTATGTTTGATTTGGTTGTGGGACTATTTACAGGTGACTTTGATAGAGTCATGGAAGGTCTTACTGGTATGTTTGGTGGTCTATGGGATTTACTCATGGCACCGTTTAAAGCAATCGGTGACTTCTTTAAGAATGTATTCGACATAGACATCGGTAAGATGTTAAGAGATTTTGCTTCAAAGATATTACCCAATTGGTTGGTCAAAAAGATTTTCGGAAACGAGGCTGAGGCACCAATTACAGATGAACAGGCTGAATCTGTTGACTCTACTGGTGAAATGTCACCAGCGGCAACAGCGATGGCGACTGGATTGGAAGATACTAATACCCAAGAACTCATCAATGAAAGAAAGGCCCAAGAAGACCAAGCATACAATGCTGATATGCAGTTGAGACGAAGAGAAAGAAATATTGCTCAAGGTATGAAAGGTAATGTTACCGTAAATGGAGAAACTCTCGAAGGTGATGAGAAAAGAGAATACCTAGAAAATAAGGCTGATTCCGGCGGACTAGACTATATGGATACAAGCAGTGTCAAGACTGGTTTTGAAGGTATGACATCTGCAGAGATTGAAAAGACTAAGTTCAGTGCTGAACAAGAAGTAACAGACATTCAAGGTACCCTAGACCAAAGAAAAGACTATGCTAAGAGTAATATGGTAGCGACTGGTGAAGAAGACTTCTTTGGTGATATGGAATATGAAGAGACTGGTGACAGAGTTAAGACTGCTCGAGAAATGGAATTAGAATCAAAGACTGAATCGGAAAAGGCACCAATCAATACTGCAGTAACACAACAGAATAACAATCAAACTAATGTTACTAATAATGCAATATCTAGTATGCCTGTTGTTAATGATAATGATTCGTCTGCGAAATTAGGATACGCTGTTGCGTTCTAATCTAGGATATTTTGATTTACGTGGAATACGTTTTTTCTTATTAGGAATGGTTTGAGCTCGGAAGGGTGAATCCTTCTCAAACAGAACTTTGTGGTACCTCGTCTTTGGACGTTGTGGTCTCCTCAATTGTTTCATCTTTCTTCTCTACTTTCTTCTCTACTTTCTTTTTAGTAAAAATTGCGTCCCAACCAGCAGCATAAGCATCGTATGATTTCTTATCCTTCCCTCTAGTGTGGGAACCTTTACCACCTTCCCATGAACCATTATGAAGGTTGTAAGTTGTTTCTCCTTTCGGCCCTACCATATCTATCTCCCTAATCGAAAACCTTTTTGAGCAGCCCTCTTTGCGTTGATTTTTTTCCTACGCTTGATTGCCTGTTTTTGCTCATTCTTAATAGAACTAGGTTTTTCAAAGTGTTGCCTGTCTCTAACCTCTTGAACGATACCAGCACGTTCGCATGATTTCTTCCAACGTCTCAACATCTTATCAAATGGTTCTTCGTTAGACTTTCGTTTATCTGTTCTTGGTGTTACACTTGGCATAAAATTTCCGTTCGTTATTTAAAAAGATGTACAGTCGCCCCAATCAACTTTACAGCATCCCGCTCTGTACCGATAGTCCCGCTTTGACCCCGACTACCTTTCCCTTACTGAGTACCCCCATTCCTACGGTCTCAGTTAGTCTACACTTCGCATGGACACATGATATAGATGTGTAGACTCCCATTTATAAGTAGTTAACTAACTAATTAATCGTTAGCCAACTTCTTAAAGTAATCCATCGCATCATTCTCTTCTGAACTACTAGAAGACATTTCCGCTGATGAGATTACAGGTTCATCTGCAACCGTCTCTTTGTTAACGTTAGACCATGGCACTTCGTCCATATCTTCCGCAACTGACTCTGCAGTTGAATTACTCACTGAACCAGTTAGACCGAGAACTCTATCGAGTTTCTCTTTGAGTTCATCGTAAGACTTGAACTCTTCTGGCGCAATTATGCCTGATAATGAATGAGCAGATGAATATATAGTATTCAACTGTGCTTCATCTTCGAACAAAGCGGCAGGTGTATCAAACTCTGATTTGTCATAGTTCCAGTAACCGTCTACTTTTCTAATCTTAATCTTAAAGTTCGCACCTTCTCTTAGGTCGAAAGGATTAATTGCTTGTTCGTCTTCAAATGCTGGTGAGATAGCCTCTTTGAGTTGTTCAAAGATTTTCTTACCATATCTGTATTTGTATACTTTACCTTCGTTAGATGGATTTTTTGGGTCTGAAACAACATAAACATTTGACACATAGTGTAAACGTCTCTTCTGCTTTCTAGCAGTTTCTTTGTTTGCTTCAATCCCAGTATTCCATAACTGAGTATTGTATTCTGACACAGGGTCTTGTTTATTAAGTGTAGTCAAAGACTTCTCAATATACCAACCGCCTGGGCCTTGGAAACCGTGGTCAAAGTATGATACCCATGGCATCTCTTCTCCCTCGGGTGTGGGTAGAAAACGAACTACCGCAAAACCGTTACCTGTTTTATCAAGTTCGGGTTTCCACATCGTGTCGTCTGTGTAGGATTTTTTTGCACCTTCTGTAGGTGAAGCAGTTTCCATAGCTGCTCTTAGTTTATCTAATGATGCTGACATTGTATTCTCCTATTGTATTAACATTGTATTTGCATTGTATTAATCTATTATACGTCATCACTTGCAATAATACAAGAGGGTTTTTATAATAGACGATTTTATTTAGGCGTTTATGAACATACATCCAAAAGAATCTTTTTAAATTTCTTATGGTCTACACTTATAAACGTCTTGTACTTTCGTATCTTAGTATGGACATCGGGGTACACTACCTTCTCAGAGATTAGTCTCTCCCAATCTGTAGTGAACCCGATTATCTCATCCATGATACAAAGAGTTTCGAGTGAGACATTCTTTGCTAGATAGTCTCGTAATAACCAAGGATGCTGACCGTTCTTTACTTCTAGAACTTTTTGTATTGTTCTTTTACGTAACACATCTGACACTTCTGATTGAAACATATACGACAACTTCTGTTGACGTTTTCTCCAATCGGCGTAGACACGTTCTGCTTCTTCGTTTAACAAGTCTCCCGCCCAACTATCTTTCTGAGATAGATTGGCGATATAGAAGTCTTGTAGGTTATCTTTATAAATTTTGTGAAGTTTTCCAAAGTGAAACTTATCTTTCCGCTTTAGGAAAGAGTTGATATCACTTCGTACTTTTCCGTTGTATTTAATGAAGTCATAATCCTTAGAATTGAAGTGTAACTTAATTCCAAGGTACAACGTATATGCATCATATCCATCCCTAGATGTCATTAAGTAATAATCTTTTTCTCGGGGATATGGATTTCACCAGTAGCAGTGTTATATGCTTCTGTGACTTTGTCATTGGTTGCACACATAAAGATGTAGTCTTTCACAACCATTGTCTTAGGGTTCTCTTCACCTGTTACAGCAACTCCCCTAGCGAATCCCATTTGACCTTCTTGGTTTTGGATAATCATCCTAGGGTTAGATAGTACAACTGAAGTGTCGTCTTGCTGGAGTGTATCCAGTTTACCAACGTACTCACCTGTGGCAGTAACAATTGTTATTACCTCATTAATTAATTCTTTCATTTTAGTCCTCATAAAATTTCGTGATATTTGCCTGACTCACTTGGCCACGATTGATTAGGTTTAATTTTTGAGCCTCTGCTTCAAGTTTTTCTTTTAGCGGATTTGATAATAGTCTCTTAGCACTTTCGGGTTCAAGACTGTTTGTTTCGCACACTTTAATGATTGCTGACATTACATCACAACCTCTTCCACGTACAATTAGTTTTTCAACTTGTTCTGTAAAATTTTTCTTAGTAATCATCAGAACCTCAAGTTATATCTGTTATCGGGGTCAACCTCATCTACCTGTAATGGTAAACCAAAGAAGTGTTCTGCATCCCATGAATCATAGTTATTATCCCAAAACCAATCATGTCCTTCTTCTTCGACTGCTTCTAGAATTGAATCTTCATCTGCTTTACTACCTTCTGCAAGGTGAACATAAACATCACGTCCACACTCATCAAAAGACTCCACAAATTCATTCTCTTCGAATTCACATGGTTCCATATCACCAGTTGCACCTTCTGACATATATGCTTCTAAGGTTTCCTTCTCTTCTTCGTTAGTTACCTTGATGATATATGCACCACTTCTCCAAAGTGCTTCAATGACAACTCTATCTTCACTATCATTGTCCTTGAACACTTCACGTTCTGTATACGATTTTTTATACTTGGGATAAATCGTATATTCTTTTCCTACTTCAATTTGCATTTTAGTCTCCATACTCTAAGTTGTCTCTCCAATCTCTAACTATACTATAGTAAGCATAGTAAGTTGGACTAGTGTCATGAACACCAAGACCACCTTCTGCATAAGGTGTTGTTAGGTAATCTATGAGGTGGTCTGCAGTGTCTAACAGTTCTTCTGTTATGTCTTCCTCACTGTCAA